ACGTCAGTAGGATCGGTCATTTTCTTTTCTCTTTGACCTGCTTTAATATATTCTATTGCATCATAAACATAGTTCCACTGACTTTCCTCTATCTCTAATTCAAATGCGTGAGCAGGAGGATCTGTAACTGGTGCTGTACAACCAACCAATATAAGTGGTATTGCCAAATATTTAATCATTCGGGAAGAAGTGATCATATCTCATTATGTAGTATATTATTATTGTAACAGCAATTAATAAAATTGCAACCATTATAACAATCGACCAAGTAACCGTTTGAGCTGCCATAACTTAATCCTCCACCATTTACGTTTTCGTTTGTTTGGTAATATTTCTTTAAACCGATGCATCAAATACCTTGGTCTTTATATCTTGAGTAAAACTCTTTCAATGATGATTGACATTGACCCTTATTTTCTTCTGGATATTCGTCTTTATATCCTTTAATTCTTTTCCATTCATTATGAAGTGCTCCAAGTAACCACGCTTGAGATAAACTATGAGGTCCGTTCTCTAATAATTCAAGATGTCTTTTATTATTACAAAAATTTTTTGCGTAGTCTTCTCTCCAATTTGTATCGTCGTATGTTTTTTCCATTATAGTCCTTCGCTCCAAAAGTTATCAATTGGTGATTGTATGTTTCTTGACATTACAAACAATCCAATATTTGTAAAAAACCAAAGTATATTTATCAACCAAGTATTTCGCCAAAGATATTTTCGATTATACTCTACAATGTAAATATCTCTTTCATTACCCCCTCTTCTAACTATCTGTTCTAATCCTAATGCAACCACAAAACCGATTGCGTAGATGTAAAAGATAAAATTTAGAAAACTAGATGTGAGTAATAAAAGAGATACCATTTAATTGTTACAGGTGTAATATTTATTATATCACTAAACCATCGACATTGCAAGTTGCAATTCTCTTGCGTGTTTGAGTTCGTCCTCTGCTATCTCTGCAATCTTCGTATCCTCTGGATGATATGCAGAATATTTTACATAAGTTTCGTATGCGTGTTTTTCAATCTTCATATTGATATCATACGCATCTATTGGACTAGCGAAATAATAAGCAACCATAATCCAATAGTAAAGAAGAACCAAGTGTTTAGCGAAGAATCTATCGATCCAATGCTCATTGCCTCCACGAGTCTCCATCTCCTCCAAGTGTTCTGTTTCATTTAATGCCTGATAGAAATGTTCCTTCATTAAGTATATATGGTCTTCTCCTCGTAGTCCAAGTGACTCACGAAAGTGAAGTACACTTATGAATGAGAAGTATGGTGCTCTTGCGATAACTTCAAGAACCCAGAATCTTTGAAAGTCTCTACCACGATAGAGAAAATCAATGATGTAAATTGTGGTGTCTAGCACCCAAGTGTTAAATTTTTTCATACAAGTATGGGGTGTGCCCAAGCATATTGTGGATAGAACCATAGTGCGGTTCCAATAGTTGTAAAAATTACTAACGTTGTTCTTATAGGTATATTTTTCATTTTACCTCCTCAATTTTTTCCAAAGAAAAAGGATGTGCCTGTAGATAAGGTACATCCTCTCTTGCGTGTCTTACTGCTTCAAAAGCGTCTGTGGCATATTCGCCTATTTCGTGATACTCATTTAGTTGGTCGTGCCAACCAAGTGTGTAATGGGACATGATAGTTTCAACTCCAGTACATTATTATTTAGTATATCATACTAGGTATAATTACGCATTGATGTGTGGACTCCCACACCTATCATATTCTTTTTCTTTTTATTTTAACAATTGAGATTCCTGCTATTAATCCTACAACTAATCCTAGAGATGCAACTGCAACTGTAGTGCTGAATACTAATTCAACTGGAATAAATGGTTGTGCTTCCCAAGTGCCTGGCAATGTATATACTGATGGGTTTGATCCAAAAATCATTTTTCTTTTCTTTTCTCTATGTATATTCTAGCAGAATATTTTAGAATTGCAACTTAACAATTCTTATTTAAGTCTTCTGCCATACCACCACCTATCTCTGCACCTTGATTTCCGCTGAACATTGTTACCCAACCAGCAGCAACCCAACCAATAATGGGAATATTAGCGACGCTAGGAGCAACACTGGCACCAACACTTGAACCCACGAGTCTTCCTGTTTGCTCTGCTCCTCCGATTGCTTTAATACAGGCTTCTGATTTTTTGTCTCCTTCTGTAACTGTAATTGGTTATTGTGAACTGCACCGTCCATCGTGTATTGCTCAACGACTTTAACTTTGTTGTTAGCCAACCCAAGAAACCCACCTTTAGTATTGCTATCCCTTTCCACACGCATTACTTTTGGATCGTTTGCTTTATAACTTATCTTATATCCATTATGTCCAACTTCTGCTTCATATGATGTATAAGGACCAACTGGTAAGTTGATACTTGGTAATTTACTTTGACGATTTGATAAAGAACCTATCATACCAATGTGAGATAAACCAATAAGTCCACCTAATCCCAAGGCGAACCATTTACCCCATTTCACTTCTTTCTTTTCCATTATCCTTTCTTAGGTGGTACAGAAGGAGCAAGTACCATTGGTGCTTGTTCTATTCTGATTGTTTGTGCGGGTGCTGTATTTGCTGCTTTCTCTATTAATACTTCCATATCTTTCTTGGATATACTTGCTCCTCCCCCTGATGCTGCATTCTTTTTCCTTTGTCCTGCTTCAACACCGAATGTAGCTAGGACCCCTGTAAAGACCGAAGCTATGAAAGTTGGATCAATATTATCCTGTTTTGATAGGCCAGGAAATTGAACATAATTTAATGTTAATATTCCACCTGCCCAGATTAAGATCCCAAGTCTTACAAAAGTACTTAAGATCGCCATCTGTTCTTCTTTATCGTCCACTGCATCTTTTAGTTTGCCTAGAGGACCTTTTGGTTTTACTTCTTCTTTCTTTGCTTCAGCCATGGGGATCAGTGTTTCTACATTATATATAGAAACTTGATCTTAAAAAGAAGGTATTCCTAATCCTACACCAGATGGTGTTGCTGCTGCTGGTGCATCCTGTGGACTTGCCATGTCAGGAATAAGTGATCCAGCACCTAAACCACTAGGTAATACTGATTCCATTATCTTACCTTTGACGTTTTCGATAATCGCATCCTTGCGTATGAATACATACCCAACAGTACCAACGACGGTGAGAGATATAACACCACTAGCAATAGCGATTCCATTTACGATTTTCTGTAACATGATTATTTTTGATCAGGGACAATTTTCACAGGAGCCTGTTCTATACGAACTACCTGTGCAGGGGCAGTCTGAGATGCCTTTTCAATAAGAATCTCCATATCTTTTTTAGATATGTTTGCACCACCGCCACTAGATCCATTAGACTTACTTTTCCCAGCTTGAACGCCGAAAGTTGCTAGCACGCCAGTAAAGACAGATGCTATGAAAGTTGGATCAAGATCTTGTTTTGGTATTTTAAGAGCTGGTGGCAATTCAACGTATGCGAGAGTTAATATCGCACCACTCCAGACTAAGATGCCTAGCCGTACAAATGTACTCAGGATCATCATCTGCTCTTCTTTGTCTTCCGCAGCTTCTTTTAATTTACCAATTAGACCTTTTGGCTTATCCTCTTTGGGAGGAGTCTTTGTGTCTGCCATAGTAAAATATTATTATCCTATTATATATCAGAGTTTGAATCCGCTAAATGAGTTCTTCTTCATGTCTTGTTTTATTCCACCAACAACATAAGATTCTACCTCTGTCTCCTGTGGTGCAACCTGTAATCCCTTAGAAGAGATCCAGTGTTGTGTCCAAGGCAAAGGATTATTTCTTAGTGGTTGATCGTATATAGGGTCAAGTCCAAGTGCTTTCATTCTTTTATTGGCAATCCACTCAACATATTGACTGAGTAATTTGTCATTGAGACCTATCATACTACCATCTTTGAACAGGTATTCTGCCCATTCTTTTTCTTCTTTCACTGCGTTTTTAAACATGGTGATAACATTATCTTTTTCCTCTTCTGCTATCTGTTTCATCTCTGGATCATCACCATTCATCCAGTTTTTCATTATGTTCTGTGTGAGAACTAGATGCTGGTTTTCATCCCTACTGATGAGGGATATAATTTTTGCTGATCCCTCCATAAGTTTAAGCTCTCCAAATGCAAACGAGCAAGCGAAGGAGACATAGAACCTAATTCCTTCAAGTATGTTAACATTTGCAACCGCTCTGTAAAGTTTTCTTTTGAGTTCATTTAGTGAGTTGTCTTTTGCTTGTGTGTTTTCCCATCCGTCTTTCCACAGGTTACTTTGACCCCATTGCTGGGCCTCATTTATAAATTCATCATATGCCCGAGTTACTGACTTCGCTCGGTCTAAAATTCTTTCATCATTGAGAATGGTATCGAATACTTCGGATGGATCTGGATACACATTCTTGATAATGTATGTATATGATTTTGAGTGTATCATCTCCATGAACTGCCATACATTCATAGCAGATTCTAGTTCTGGCAATGCAGTATATGGTGCAAAAGCCATACCTGGCCCACGACCTTGTACAGAGTCTAGTAGTATTTGATACTTTAGATTAGATGTAAAGATGTGTTTTTGTTCTGGACGTAGAGATTGATAGTCAGATCTATCTTTCTGTAAGGATACTTCCTCTGGTCTCCAGAAATACCCTAGCATTTGAGTAGTAAGTCTATCAAACACTGGATATTTAAAAGAGTCGTACCTCTGCACACCGAGAGGTTTACCAAAAAACATTGGTTGTCTCTTAGTATCAACTTCTTCTGAATTAAAGACGGTCATACCGTCAGGTCTAGATGGTGCAAGAGTCACAAGCTTCTTCCTCTGATAGTTCTGTTAGTAGTTTTTCTAATTGTGGTTTCACTTCTTCTACATCATCAGGTTCATCACTCTTCATATCATATGTGTTCTGGTAATAAGATGTCTTCCAACCATATTTGTATGTGGTCAAGAAATCTTGTGCCATAACCGTAACTGGCACTTCATTGTCGGGATAGTTCTTTGGATTGTAACTCCAGTTTCCACTGATGGCCTGGTCAAAGAACTTCTGCATTACTGCAACTACCTTGATGTATCCATCATTACTCTCCATATCCCAGAGAAGAGTATAGTTATTCTTTAAAGTTCCATAAGACGGAACCACTTGTTTAAGAGGCCCTTTCTTTGACTTCTTAATGGACAGGTAGTCTCTAGGTGGTTCGATACCGTTGGTTGCGTTTGACACAACGGAACTACTCTCTGATGGCATCTGTGCGGACAGTGTTGAGTGCCTGAGACCGTGTTCCAAGATAGATGCTCTAAGAGATTCCCAATCATATTTTAATTCTTCCTTAGTAATTTCGTCTACATCTTTCTTGTATGTATCAATAGGAAGGATTCCATCAGCGTATTTTGTGCTTCCAAAATCTACACAGGCGCCTTTTTCTTTTGCAATCTGATTAGAAGCTTTGAGTAAATGATACTGGAAACTTTCAGTAAGTCTGTGTACCGCATCCCAGGCGTCTTGTGAGTCATAATTCCACCCATTCTTAGCAAGGTAATGTGCCAAACCAATGTAACCCACTCCAAGGGATCTACGACCCAATGTGGCTAATTCAGCGGCTTTGACAGGATAATCTTGATAGTCAATCAACTCCTCTAGAGACCTCACAGAGAGGTCACAAAGTTCCTCTAACTCATCTAACTTGGTCAACTTACCTACATTGATGGCAGATAGGATACAGAGTGCAATCTCACCGTCTATGGCATCAATATGTTGAATTGGTTCTGTGGGTAGAGTGATCTCTTGACATAGATTACTCATACTTACCTTGTCTTTAAAGGAAGAATGATCATTACAGTGGTCAATATTCATGATATAGATACGACCTGTCTCCGATCTCTCCTTAAGGAGTTCCATAATCAGTTCTTGAGCTCCGATTGTGGTCTTGGGGATGGATTCATCCAATTCGTAACGGCAATATAACTCATCAAACTCAGGGGTGCCAAAACTCTCAAACAAGTTAGGACAACTATGGGGAGAAAAAAGCGTGATTTCCTTATCTTCGATAAACCTTTCGTAAAAGAGTTTTGAGATTTGGATTGAGTAGTCAAGTTTTCTGACACGATTGTCCTCCGTTCCTTTATTGTTCTTTAAGACTAATATATCCCTTATTTCTTGGTGCCAGATTGGGAAGTGGACAGTCGCTGATCCACCTCTAATGCCATTTTGAGTGCAACATCTGACAGTTGCTTCAAACTTCTTGAGGAACGGTACAACGCCTGTGTGTTGAACTTCTCCACCCCTGATTTTACTGTTGATCCCACGGATGCGGCCTGCGTTGATACCGATACCAGCCCTTTGAGCGACATAGCGACCGATGGCCATATCAGAACTAAAAATACTATCCAAGGTGTCGTCAATATCAACGAGAACGCAAGACGCAAATTGCCGTATAGGTGTTCTGACACCGCCCATGATTGGGGTCGGAATGTTGATTTTGTGTTTGGAAACGGCATCGTAGTACTTTTTAACGTAATTCATTCGGACTTCTTTCGGATACTCTGCAAATATTGTCAGAGCAATCATGATATACATGAACTGAGGTGACTCATAAACACCACCACCGCTTCTGTCCTGTACAAGATATTTATCGACTACTTGACGAAGACCAGCGTATGTGAACAGGAAGTCACGACTATGTTCAATAAATCCATTTGCTTTATCAATCTCTTCTTTTGAATATTTGTTGAATATATCTTTGTCATATACATCATTATTAGTGCAAGAATAGATATGATTCTCTAAATGAGGT